ACGATTTACGATCTTGCCTTGACCCTCTCTCGCCAACTTATCGCCATTACTCTTTATGATTCATCACCCCTCAAAACCTTTATTGTCTACATTGTGTCACCATATGGTTGATCACTCTTCTGTAGTGACAAACCTTATAAACTATTAGGCACAATAACCGAGTAGGTAAACCGGTGATATATACCGCTCGATACCTCTCGGGGCAAAAGTGGAGGTGTTGCGCAGCCTACTAAAAGGGTGGATAAGTAAGGGGTTGCGTGGCGCCAGACCTGAGAGGCGAGAACTGGAGAAAGAAGCATGAAGCTGAAAATGGGTTTCGGAAAATGCCCCAGGTGCCACATGCATGGCATACTGGTATACATCAAGGGCATCAAGGCGTTATGCCGATCTTGCCTGAGCACCGCGAAAACGTTTTTGCAGGGCGACGGGACCGGAGGTGATTTATAAATGGTGCATGAAGGAAAAGGACGACTTTTCAGAAGAAAGGATGCGAAGTACCTGATCTATGTTCCCAAGGACTTGGCGGAAGACAGCATGTTCCCATTCAAGGGCGCAGACTCTCTCGCCGTGAAAATAGGCTTCAAGTTGGGCGACAACAAACTCCTGATCGAAAAGTGGAAGGAACCGCCAGCAACAGAGAAGCCGCAGGAAAACCAGTGATCCGGGAGGCTTCTGGAACGTTGGAGAACGCTTTTGTTAGACGCTTTTGGCTGAAAACTGTAAGGCATTTTCTCGACCTCATCATAATAGATGCGGGTCGAAAAGAACGCATGAATGGCAACCGATTGAAGCACTACGTGCATGACAAGTATGCAGTAGCAATCAGTTCGGACGCGATGTACCACAGGTTGGCAAGGCTTGAAAAGGAAGGGTTGATTATCCTAGACACGGAAATGCGCTCAGACGCGAGTGCCAAATTCTACGTCACGACAAAGAAAGGCGTTGATTTGCTGAATGGACTGTTCGCGTACCGAGAGGAGACCAAGACGTTTCTTGAGGCATTGTTAGCCCAAGAGGCCTGTCTATGAGCGATGAAACTGAAAGAGGAAAAATGATGTGGGAGGGAGGCAGGCCCCGACTGATTCGAGTTTTGAAAGAAGAACAGCGTTTTCTTTTTTCTCCTATCTCATGCCTGCTTCCCTTCCTACCCGATTCAGCCACATGCAGAAGCAAAGTCCAAAAAAGGGGGAATTGAAGGTTCATAGAACATTGTTCTACAAATCTTTAACTAGAGGCGACACATGACAAAATCCCGAGTGGAGGGAATTGAGAGTGAAGTCTGTAATAGGTAAATCATGGTCATACGCACATACTGACGAAAGGAGAAAGGGGAGAACATGACAAAGGCAATAGTGTGTATGATAGAGAATAGAACAGGTGGTCACGGAAGAAAACGTTTTATATTACTTCCGGAAAAAGAGATTTTCCCATATAAGGTTTTTCCTGACTTACCCAGAAGGGGAAAATTGGGAAAACACCACCCTGTTACAGAAGGAAAGAATGGAGATACAACATGTATGAAAACTTGATCATAGCGATTGAATATGGCATTCCTGCCATCGTGATTCTGCTCATCGCCATTTGCTGGTTACTTGCATCGATGTCACAGAGACTGGAGACTATCGAACGGAAACTGAGCGAGTTCAAAGCAAGCCGAGAAGATTCTGCTGCTGAGAGAAAACGGGATTCAAAGGAATGAGAAAAACGTCCTTAATCCTGTTGATAGGTGCCGCGCTAGTGCTTTCGATGTTCACGCAGATAAAGAGCGTGCATGCCGTCTCATGTGGATTCGAGCGCCAAGTTTCGGACTATTATGAAGTCTACATGGAATACCTGCCGATCTTCCCAGTAGACGCTGCTAACCCTTCTGCCAGCGAGGAGTGGGCTTTCAAATTCTACATCAAACAAAAAAATATAGCCATACCCTTGTTGTCTAGAGTCTTGGTACCTGCAGGGTGGACTATCGAGGCATATTTCCGCGATGACGACTATGGAAACTACGACTGGACATTATGGAAAAAATGGTACCCGCTCAGCATGAGTGATAACAACCTGCCAGTGTCATGGTCTCTGTCAGCAGGCATCGGACCAATAAACCTCGGCACCACGATCAGGCTACCCGAGTCTAACAGTTTCGAGCCGGACTACACCAAGGTTCCGACCCAAGTGAGTGACGACGGCGGCAAAGCGTACATGCGAGTCGGCAAATTGAACGTCCGCTACTATAGCAACATGCTTTGGAACGGAGCGACGTGTGAGGGTGCTGGAAGCTTAGGCATACCCAACGATCTTGCCGCGCAACATCTTGGCGACCACATAAGAATGTACTTCAGTTTCACTATGCGCTGGTGGTCCCTTTGCGGTTTGACCGGTGAAGAGCGCGCGTGGTTCATACTCGGAGACGACTATCCAGCCCAGAGCGACTGCTTTCTGCCGGTCACTCAGGGAACAACAACCTTCAGCACAGGCGGCTCCTCTAGGCCCCCACCAGTATACGGCTCAAAAATCCATACGTGGAAAGGCGGCTCACGCACCTGCATGCCCAAATAAATCGCTATTAGCACAACACCCCAAAACTCCCCTTTTTTTATGGTTTACCCCAGAACAGGTAAACCTTCGTCTGCAAAAGCATCCCGACCACACGGATAACCCTGGCCAAATTTGCAGAATCCGCGCCTTGAACTGCAGCCACATAAGCAGCCGAGTTTCCGAAAGGCCTGTGCCGATCACCAAGCTCTTTCCGCAGACGCGGATTATCATTCTTCGCCAAGACCTGTTTGACTCTGGCCAGTTGCTCAGGGCTCAAGTTATATAGTACACTACACACATACCTTTCGCTGCTCAGCAACCGCAGGTTAAAACCAACATCGCTCAGAACCTTGGATATCTTAACCGCTTCTTTCGCGGGCGCTTGCTCAACGACTTTGCGCATGCCTGCCTTCTCAGCGAACGGGTTATATTTGGCCATGACGGCAGACATCTCAACGTACCTTGTGCCCACAAGCGGCAACGTCTCGCGAATCAGCCTAACACCCAACCCAATAGTGCGGTACTTGGGATGGACTACAACCCTCAAAATTATACTCACCTTCTCATTCATCTCCTTCACAGCCATCCTTGGCAAGACCTTATTTCTTCCGGCGCAGTTCATCGGCGGATAACAGTACACGATCACGCCGCAGAGCTCTTCCCCGCGCTTTAGACAGAAGATTTTCCTAGCAGCTCCCAGGTTTCGGCTCCGGTAATGGAATTCCTCCAGACCGTGCCAATCCTTTCGGCTGCCAACCTCGACCTGCATCTCTTTGGCTAGGCTGCACTCTCCTGCAGGCTCATTCGGGTAATAGTTTACGGTGATTTCCTTGCCAAAACGCTTGTGCACGTATACGCTAGGCTTCAAATCCTCAAACAGATCTTTGTGCGTCGTTGCCACGATTACAGACCTGCCGAGAGCCTTGGCGAGCTTCTGAAGGTTGAAAGCCACGATCTTAGCCGTATCACGATCCAGCGTAGCCGCAAACTCATCCATCACCCAGAACCGCGCTCCACTCTCGACCATCTTGGCGATACGGTAGCGATACTTTTGACCATCCGACAGCTCTCGAAAAGTACGAAGGAAGAGAAAAGCATCATTCAAACCGACCCTACTTAGCAGCTCCAAGCCCTCTTCGACGGTTTCGCCCACCGTTTCGATCAACGGGTTATTGTGCTGCAATTTCACGTCTGCAACATTGATGCAGGTTTCCCGCATGCCTCGCCTGATATCTTTTTCAAGGGCATTCAACAGAACGCTTTTGCCGCTGCCACTGTCGCCAGTGATATAAACGACGTCGCCAACTCCTATTTTTAGCTCGGTATCGAGAACCGTGAATTTCCTTCCCTCGTCAATGCCTAGACCGAAAGCCTGAGCAACCGCAATGGTCCGCGGCGTGAGTTCTGCAGATGTGGAGTAGCTTATTTGAAAGCGAAACTTGCCCTCTGTCCTATCGTAGACGCGCCGGAACCTGTGGATCCTGAGAGGCTCGCGGTGTCTAACCAAAGCGTATAGCCTCTAGATCGAAGGTTTTCATGGCGACAGTGGCATAAACGCCCAGGGCAATGGACCAGAAAACATCGTCGTGCGTACCATTGGGATGGCTGAACGCTTGGGCTCCGTCCTTGCGCAATTCATATCGCTCCAGGTTCAACTCGCTGCAGATATCGCCTCTGTAAGGCTTCTCCCACGTCAAGAGCGGATAGAAAAGCTTCTGATCACCCATCCGCTGCTTGAGCAAGCTGGCCATTTCGCTCTTGCGCGGCACAGAAAATGTAACACCTTCAGCGTTCTTGATTCCCGCATCTTCCATGTCGCTGATGATGCTCGGGCCCTCCTTCGTGAAGTCAACCCGGATTTTTTGGAAGCCGCCCCAACGATCCTGCAAGGTCTTTATGTAACCCAGAACGTGAGCGTACTTCGTCGGCTGCATGAAAATCTTCAAGTGTCGCAGGAAAAGTTTATCATTCAATCGTTCTAACACGCTGAAAACGCAATAATCTCGCACTTGGGCGAGATCTAAGCCAGCGAAGAGATCGCCTTGATTTCCTTGTTCAGGGTTCCAAGGCTGCAGATCCTCGCCACAATTTTTCTCAGTGCCCACGCACGACACAATCAAGCTCTGCGGCAGCCAAACGTTCTCATCCTCAGCCCACTCAGCCTCCATCTCACGACGCCACCGTGCGGGATCCTCGCGGAACTGCTTCCTGATCTTGTCCAGAATGGCCTTTTTCAGCGGTCCGTTCGGCTCCTGAGCCTGCTCCCAAGTGACGTGATGCCTCGCAAAATCACTGAAGTCCTTATGGTTACAGATCTTCCAGAACAGCGAATCGCTATTCCACGGCGTGCTCGTGCAGATCAGTTTTCCGTTCGTCGTCCCCAACGTGAAGAGAATCGCGTCGTAAAGGTCGGCATCGCAAGGAGTCCATGCGCTCTCATCCCACCATATAACGCTCAATGTTGGCCCACGTATCGTTTCTGGATTGTTAGGAAAAGCCTCGATCACGCTGCCGTTCGTGAACCTGAGTACCGTGCGCTGAGGCTTATAGTACAAGTCGGGTGGGATCTTGCGCAGAAAATAGGTTATGCGCCTGATGTTAAGTTTGGTTTGACGCCACGAAGGACCGACAGCAGCTATGTAGCTGTCTGGGTGTTTGAGCGCGTAATTCAGTAATAGAGCTGAGACGGTCCAGCTTTTGCCGCTCTGCCTACACCAACGCGCCGCGAGAAATTGGTTCTCTTCGAACAGTTTGATGAATTCCTTCTGGTACTCGTAAGGTTCGAACCCCAGAACTTGACGGAAGAACTGGACAGCGTCGAACTGCAACTCTGTGACCTTCTCGTCTTCAGCGATCTCTCTAAATCTCACGTCACTGAGGAGGCTGTCCTCTTCCCTCAGAAACCTTCTGAGGTCAAGCTTTCTTCGTCGTCTTCTGAACAAGCTGTTCATATTTCTGCCTCAAATCAAGCAGCATATCCTCAATAGCCCGATAATCGACGTAGTCCGCGAAAATGTCCTTGTAGATCTTCACACCCTGAATGATGCCCCGCAACCGTTGCACCTCAACGATGTCAAGGCCCGGCTTCTCCAACTCATTCAGTGCACGCACGAGGCGCTTCATCGCTTTCTCGATGCTTGGCAGCTGACGAGGCAGCTTCAAGTTAGAAGAAGAAGCGAGACCTTTTCGTGCAGGCGTCTCTTCTTCTTTTAACACAATCCCCATCTCGTCAATCTTCGCATAGATGGAACCCTTTGTTTTCCCGAGAGCTTTAGCGATCGAACTGACGGGTTCTCTCGTGGAGAGGAGATCTCGCAGTTTAGTCTCTTCCTCACGACTCCAAGGCTTGCCCTTTGTCACGGTATTCCTCCTTCAAGACGAAAAGCCTCTCTCTTTCGCGCATGGTTCTGGTGGCCATCCCGTTCCTCCACAGTTCGTTCAGGTGGGCGCTCTCCACGGCTCGGGCACGTCCTGTTATCGCAGCAACTTGTCGAGCTGTGACCGGCGTTTTGATGGTCTTCAGAGCTTGGACGGTCGTCTGTATGCCTACGGTTAGGTAAACCGTATTACCTGCAGCGGGTCCACGTGGACCCCTGAGCTCCTCCCCGACCATGGATATCTTGATGTCTAGGATGTCGATTTTTTGCAGGATAGCTTTGAGCATGAGGTTGATCGTATGATAGGCGCTGGCCATCAGCTCGCCTTCTGGCCTATGATTATTCCGCTTACGAACGTGATCAAGCTGGATATGGCGACGAAGATCTCGCTATTCCAGGTATGGAGAAAGGCCATGTGAGCGATTTCGAGAGCACATAAGCATACAGTCATATAGACGGCAAACTTCACAGCGTAGATCAGTTTCTCGTTTGGTGCAACGATGACTATGTGCTGGTTGCCCCGGGTGCCCCTGCGTCGTATTTTCTTTGTAAGGACTCGCCTAAACCAGTCAGCCAAGGCCCTTCACCTTCCTGATGAATAACTGTCTGCAACCCTCGACCCTGTATCTCTTCAACCGGATCTCCCGGGACGTCTCCTTACCTATTACGTCCACGGAATTGACTAGAGAGAGCGGAATGCACGATATCTCCCACGTGCGAGAATCAGGTACGTAGAGCTTACCTAGCAGGACGTGTTTAGGGTTGCCCTCCACGCCCAAGAAAACGCCCCATTCGTCAACCAGAACCTCAGGTTTCTTAAGCTGACCGATAACGCCGCATGTGTCGTTAGCGTCAAACCAGCCAACCTTGATGCAACTACCCTTCTCAAGGTGCATGATCCGATTATAGAGACGCTCATCCAAGGCTAAATCATCCTCGCAATCTTGTGCCGGCTCATCTGGTCGGTCTTGCTCTTCAGCGCGTAAAGATAGTCAGCGAGTTGCTGGATCTCCCTGCCGACCGTGAAATTGATCTCGAGTTCTCCCTTGTCGGCATCGAAAACATACTCAACACCGGTCTGAATCCGAAAGTCGGCATCAACATTCTCGTTCGGCAGCTCCACGTGGATCTTGTCAGCTGGCAACACTGGCGTGGTCCCGTAGTCAAGGACCGTGGATTTTATGGGCGAGTATTCCGCAAACTCTTTGAGAAAATCGAGAACCGCTTTGGCCCTCAGATCGCACTCGTTATCGCTGTAGAGTTCTTCGTCTGTGTCAGAATACTCTTGTGGATCGTACTTGCTTTCGCTTCCCGGGTCTTCCCGGGTGGCGCTATACCGTCTGGCTCCAAAGAACAATCCATCTACCCGGCAAGAGCCTGACCCGGTTCCGCTTTCGGTCCAGAAGTCAATTCGCACCTTCTTGATGTTGGTCCAGTCGAAGCCGGTCTCGACGCCCCACTGGTCCGCGTTTGCAGAGCCTACCTTTATCTGTTTTTGGAACCATTTTCCGACGCTGCCCGTGAACCAGTTACTCGCAGTCTTGCCCGTGTTGTCGTATAGCCAGACGGAAATGTTACCGTTGAAGGCGCTATCCCGTTCGAGCCAGACGTTGAAGAGCGGGTACAGATCTGCGTTTATGACTGACTCAAACGTGATCGAAGCGCCAATCCAATAGTAGCTCGCCCCCGTGATTTTGATACTCGCTGAGCCTTTTACCTTAGTCGTCGTGTCGAGGTCGATGTCGCCAGCTTCGCTCACCCAGTCGCCCTTCCAGTTATCGCCTGTCCCACGGTGCTCTTTGCTGTAGACGTTCTGATCGGCAATAGAGATTCGCGTGTAGAACCGGACCGTGACGTCTTTGCTGATGTCTCCCCAGATGTCAAGCCCCGTGTGTTGTTTCAGCTCGTAGCCGGTGTTCGTGAAGCTTTGATCCGTTACGATGGTGGTTTCGGAGTCGCCCTCCTTCTGGTAGGTTATCTTGTAGTAACCCGTTTCTCCGGAGACTTTAGCCTGAAGCTCAACGACCTGCAAGTGCAATTTTTGACCGGCTGGCGGGTTGTAGATTGCAGTTCCGACCAGCTGATAACTCGTGTTGTCGTGGATGTCCTCGGGATCGTCTGCAATGAGATAGTTTTCGGAACCATCCGTCAACGAATCCTTGTCACTAGGCTCGCTCTTGTCCGCAGCGCCGTAGATCGTGATCTTATTTCTGATTCTGAGACTGTCTTTTGTGTAATCGCTCTCTTCAACCACATCCGTGAGGCTCACAGGGCTCGTTTTGCTATTTTGGCGGAAGAACTCAAACTTTCCGTCAGGAGCGACACGGAAATCAAAACCGATCACACCGCTCTTGTCCGCCGTGGACGCTATATACTTCAAAATGTCAATTACTGGGGTGTCCGCATACTCAAGTTTAGCGTATGTTGTGTCCGTATCCTCAACCAACTCTGTCCCGCCGCGGTTATGGCTGAGCACTGTGTAATTGTCGATGACGTCTTTGACGATTGCCTCGCCTTTTTGAGATGTGTAGGTCTTGGTTACACGTTTGGAGAAGAGGCTTTTCCCGACGCAACGGCCAGAGACCTTGACATAGTGCGTCGTGGGTGTGCCAGGATAATTCACCTTTTCAATCTTTCCCGTCAGAAGAAGCGGACAGTTTGCGCCCCGACCCATGTACACCGTCGCGTTTGCGCCTTCCTGAAGCGGATAAGTCCCGCCAGGGCTATACTTCTTGTCCCAGTTCTGCATCAAAAGCTCAAAGCTTGAGACTTCGCCTGTGCAACCCAGATGAAGGGTTAGGTTTTTGACATCACCCTGAGGAGGAGTTACGCTCCCCAAAACCACGGCAAGGCTCGGGTTCGCAACAGACACTTTCACTCGACTCCACGACGTGCCAGATCCAGTTCGCCGGCACGCTGAATGTTGCGCCCTTGGGATGGAATCTCCGCAGCAGCCGAATTAAAACTCTGAACGCTCGAAGTGGCGGCATTCATGCTTGACGAGAAAGCCCACATAGCAGCGGCAGCCGTCACGATCACAGCGATCCCGACACCAGTCAGTGCCAAAAACGTCGCGTAGCTGATGTTGAGCGCATTTTGAGCAGCTGTGGCGATCCAGCATGCAGCAGCGTACACTTTCTGTGCAATGGCTACACCGATAGATGTATTCATGAACATACCCATAACGGTCACGACAGACATAATGGAAGTGAAAGTGCGAGCCTGCTGATCGTTCAACAAGCCGAACTCGTGGGCAATGTGCCCTATCGCGACGCCAGTCGCGCCTATCCCCGCGATCGCTAGACCCATATTCTTTATCCGCGCGGTCAAGGCCTCAGCATCGGTCTGAATTCTGGCGAACTCGCTACTTGCCCTATTGATAGCGCGAATCGTAACAGCGATCTCACGAAAACTCATGATAAGCCAGCCTCCGATTTCGCCTGTTCCAAGGCTCCAATGATGTTCATTTCAAGGCTCGGAAGGTACTCCTGAATCGCAGGCCACAAGTACGGATGAGCCTGCATGTACCTGGTACCGAACTCGATGAAGAACGCGTAAGTGGTATCAGCACCCAACTCAGCAACCCACTCTTTTATCGTAGCGTAGATCTTACTGCGCAGATATCCCGATCTAACTCGAGCATTTCGCATTGCAGCAGCCTTCACGTCGGCAGCCCAGCTAGCCAAAAAGCGGTATACTTGGTTCTGCATTGCAGCGTCAAACCTCTGCATCGCCGCTTGGAATTCCTCCATGCCTTCCACGTCGCAGGTTACTTCAACGGCCATGTTTTTTCGCCTCTTTCTCCGCTCTTGCCCTTTCTTCTTCCGCCATCTGGTCCATCACGTTTAGGATGACACAGAATTCTTGGATTGTTCGGGCTGGCTGGTTTCCAAGCTGGGTTGGGGTCCATCCGAAGGTTTGACAAAGCCGAAACTCTGAAAGAGCCGGGTGCGGCTTTCCTCGTCGAGCTGCTCGAGTAAAAAACGGAGATCCTCGTGGCTCATGCCATTGAGTTTGTTCGCGACTTTTGAGAACAATTCACCGAGATCTATCGGGATCCCGATATCCTCGCCTAGAAGCCTTTCAAGTGATACGGGTTTGGTTTCTGGTTGTTTTTGGAGCGATGCCCAGATGGTCTCTGCTTGGATGGCTATGAAGTCGCTGCTTTCAACTTCGCCGCTGGCCTTGCTGTACTTGGTGTGCTTCTGAATGATGCGGTTCCGCTTAGCCCACGTGATCTCTCGGAACACGTAGCTGCCCTGATATTCTTTCCCGAATCTCTCATCAATCTCCAAACATTCCGTCTTCATTTTATGCAGCCTCCAGAACCTTCAGGCGATTCCTAGCGGCAATCTGCAGGTCGTCTAGGAAGATTTTCCGCTTCCACGGCGGCATCTTCGCCAGTCGCATCCGAATCTCCAGACAAATCGCGCACAATCTCGCCATGTGACACAAGCCTCCTAACTGGCACTGATCGCTACAGGGCCCTTGGCGACAAACGGGGCCTTGCAGCAGATCAGGTCTTCCAACCATTTCGTGTGAGTTATGGTATCCCATTTGCATGCAGTGAAAACCGCCTTGCACGTGCCACCTAGCCCGAATTCCAGAGTAAACTCCGCATCGGCTAGAGCCTCATCCAGCTCTTCCTTACTTTCGAACTCAAAAGCCAGTTCACCGGACAAGTCCCTAGTGCCAAATGGAATGTACTTCGCAAGGTGTCCGTTTGTGCTGCGAATGACGGGAACCCTTCTCGGGTGGTTTAGGATATCGAATTTCCAATCAATCACACGTTCCAGTGTGCTCGTGGCCTTCTTTACGTAGCTCTCGTGGAAGGGCACCGCTCCCGAGTGGTCTGCATAGCTTGCTCCTGAAATCTTCGCGGTTCCAGTCTCAAGATCCTGCCCCTCAAGCTCCATTGTCGCTTTGATTACGTCTTCGATGCCACACTGGACCGACACTTTGCTGATTCGCATCCCCTTATATAGTAGGGATAGAATGTCCGAGGCAGACGCAAAAAGTCCCTTGTAGTATATTACTTGGCAACTGAGGCTCTTGTCCAGATCCATTTTCGCCCACTGCAAAAGCTCAATCGGCGCATCGGAGGGCAACGCATAACCTATCTTCAAGCTGGGCTTCCGAAGACCCTTTTTTATCGCTTGCAGATCATAACTTCCGGGTCCTCTCAACTTCAAGTTGCCCGGGTCGAAACCCGGGTCAATGGGATCAGTGGGCACGCTGAGCATCGCCGGATTCGTCGGCACAGTTCCAAGCACGTTTTCGGTCACGAAATAGAACCGCTCTTCGTCCACTCCATATGTTTCAACCATTTTTATGTCAACTCCATGACTAGAATGCTCCTGAGATTGTTTCGAAAAGCCAGCCTTTCAGCAGAAACTCGGTCTGGAAAACGTGTGGCTTCACATCGGTCACCTCGGTGTTTCGATAAGTGATGACGTCAACATGGGAGATCCCATAAACCTGGACCGTGCACTCAACGAAATCGCAGTATAGCACCGCGGGATCGACGCCGTTGCTTGCGGTCCGCGTTTTGACCAGAACGTAAAGGTAGCCGTTTGAGTCGATGTAATCCACGCTCTCCGACGTCAGCGTAATTATTAGGGTCATGTCCGAGCCCCAAATGTTCCATTGCTCCTGTTCCCAAACTGAAGACTCGTGATTCCAGAGTTTCATCCGTACGCCGTTGCCGTTCGGGGAGAGGCCATAACCCTCAAAGCTGATAACAACTTTCTTGACACAGGCCTCTCGAGGCTGGATCTTGAACCTGAAAAGCATCAAAGCATACTCACCGCTCACGGTCGTGCTTTTCGAGTGTCTAACGTCGTCGCTGGACCAGATTTTCTGATAATTCGCTACGGAGAGTTCAGCCCACGACGTGCTCGACGGCGCAAGGTCAGTTACTGCACCTGCAGCAAAGGCCTTGTGAGGGTCTCCACTCGGATATCCGAGCCCACTGAAGTTGTAGACGGTTTGATAGGGCAGGTTTCGGTTTTCTCGTATAATAGCCTCGATCTGTGCAGTCACTTTGTTCCGCATTACTCTGGCCGAATCACTGCCAGGAGCTGACTTATCCACAGCATGGATACTGCACTTGAAGCCCATGTACCTGCGTCTCAGACGTCCCGAGAGCTCGAGTTTCTGGTCCAGAACTCCGACATTCGGGTCGAGAGCGAGCGTGATTTGAGCATCATACTCCTTCAACAGCTCCCGATCGTAGGCTGCCTCAGTAGCCAAAATGCTGGCAACCGAACCGCTATCCTTTACCACACGAATCCTCGAGGTAATCAACCGCAGAAGAGTCGCAACAGGATCCTCAAGCTCAGCGCTCACCCAAAAGTCCTCCGCATCAAAATCTTCTCCATCGAAGTCACCAACATACGTGTAGTCTGGCATGGCATTAAGCCTCGCATGTGAAGCACCCCGCCGGAACGTTGTTATTTTTCCCGCTTGACCCGAGGGTCAATTTATTGGTGCGAATCTGATTTGTCGTTGGGAATGTGCCAACGCCATTCCAGTTATAGTTCCATCTTGGCACAGATGTATCATCGTCAGGACCGTCGATTAACAAATGTGCAAAGCCTTTCTCTGCGAAGCCAACAAAGTTGAAGTTATCTTTCGCGAGGGGAATCTTGAAAAAGTGTGGCGATAGGACTTTTACGCGGTTGATGCTGTGGTTGTCTAGTTCCATGAGAATACCATGATCTGTTGGGGTGTCGATACGGGCGTTCTGAATTGTTATGTCGTAAATATCATCGTCGATGGCGTGTAACTTTATTTCGTTGATTACATCAACAAGCCATAGGTCCCTCAGAATGTGCCCTCCGTCTCCTTTGCATAGAAAACCGATGCCGTTCGCCGTTCCCCAGATGTGTTCATAAAAGTTGTCAATCGCGTTTTTTTCAGCGCATAGGGCAGCGGTACAAGCTCCGGTGGAAACCCTGACATCTCGCAGTAGATTCCAGTAGCTATGACCGCTGGTTGTCGTTGAGTATCCTAGTGAGTGATGCCCATATCTTGTAAAATTCTTGAGCAGCAAGTGTTTAAACTCGCCATGCTTGACATTGTCAAGCTCAAGGCAGTCTTGGTTTCCATTTGCGTCTATGCAGAGATCTCGCAAGACGGGGCGGCTTTGCGCGTATGTTCCGTGGCCGTGATAGTGCGCGTACTTTACGGTTGGACTCACACCTGCAGCAGCTTTTATTATAGTTCTTTCGCCGCAACCCTCAATAATGCCTTCTTTTGTGCCTAAAATCGTTGCTTCTTCATCGTCGGTTCCGACGGGACAGAGCGGTTCATCGACTATAAAGGTTCCGGGGGGAATCTTTATTTTTCGCTCGGGATAATCGGCTGCAACCGTTTGTAGTAGGTCTTCGCCGTTGTTTTTCTGCACGTATACGGGTGAGAGCTCGACGAAATCGTTGATGAGACTATTCCACGACCCCTTTCTGAGCTTGGGCGGTACTAGCTTCCAGTTACGGACCATTAGGTAGCAACCAACCTCCTAGCAATCGATTTGAAATAGATGGTCTGATTCTCGTAGGTGAAGGCCTGCAACGTCTGAATTTCGTAGTCCTCGCCTTTTCGCCTGATTTTATCATGGTTGCGCACCGGCACAAACGTGTAAAACGCTAGATAGTCGTTCAAGAGATATCCCGCCTCGAGCAAGACCTCTTCAACCCGCACGGGCGAAACAACCGCAAAAATGTCTAAGGGCTCGCCGTATGATACGGTTTCAACCGCTTGCCGCACGGGATACAAGAGCACAGCCTCGCCCTTGCTATTCAAAATCCTCGTGAACCGAGTGAGAGGCTCCTCGTAATTGAGAAACATTCTTGCGAGCCAGGTGACGTTAGCCATCGCTTTCTGACCCGTTATCGGGCTGTAATCGCTAAAAATTGGTCCCCAGTACATGAATTCATCTGCGTACTTTTCAACGACTTGATGGGCGAGTTTGCAGCTTGGCGGGTCTCGTTCCTGTCGGATTTTTCCCAGAATCCCAGTCGTGATCGCGTCATAGTATGCACAAGCCGGGAATCGACTAATCACATCGACGTAACCGGGCCAGCAAATTTCGGGCCAGTAGGCAGGATATTGGCCACTAGCGCGAATTGCTTGAAGAAAGTTGTAGACGCGCTGGCATGTCAGGCTCCAAGCCTCATAAATGTACAAGCCCAAGAGCGCAAAACTCACGGGATCGTCATAGATCTCAGTGTCTTGTAGACCCACACGCCACCATCGACCAAGACCAGAAGGCGGCGGACTGTAGTAGAGGTAGATCTGTTCGAAACCGTCACGCAGAAAGTCGGAAGCATCAGCCATCATCGCGATATACCGCGAGGCATTAGCCACATCGTAAGTATTAGCCAGCATTTTCAAGCCAATCAAACAATACAGATTTTCGACGCTCATGGTCACGTCCCAAGCGTCTGCAATGGTCACTTTCGTAGCGAAGCCACCATAGTACCTATCATGAATCCCCAAGTTTGAGGGTTCATGCTGCATGGTATACAAAAAAGTGTAGCCCGCAAGCTTAGCGGCATCAAGATATCCGCTCGTCCCGACAAGAGCATAAGCCTTAAGCAGAGCAGGAATCACACGACCCGCGTCAATCGCGTAAAACTCTGTCCCGCCGTCAGCTGAAGCAAACCCGCCATACGCCTTCCGCGCTGGATCTGTGCACTGCTGAGTCAAGAGCCAATCGGTGAGCTCTACGATCTTCGCGAGAATCGTGGCCTGCAGGAGTAAATACTGAGATGCGGAATAGGCTTCATACAAGAATTCGATGGCAAAAGCAGCCGGAAAAGCACCTTTCATGAAACTGATATCCGGGTGATCCACAGTGCCTCCTTTTGCGACATAATAAGTGTAGGCTAGATTGTTTTTCATGGTAACAACGTTGCCAAGAACCGAATCAACCTCGTTCCATTCGCTGTGAGCGGAATCCTTAATTTCTGCTGGCATGTTGGCAGAGAATTGCATACCATCTGTGACGAGAATGTCTTTTTGTCCTCCTGGCGGGTCCGCAGCCATCGCCGTAGTCAAGACATAAAACCAAGGCGCATAGTGCATTATGTACTCGTAATAGACGCTCGGAACGGTGCCCATGCTAGGCGTTCACCACCCTGAACTGCGGTCCCTTCAAACTCTCGATAATTTTCAGAGCTTGATCAAGCAGAAACTGAAGGTTGCCGCCACTGAGGCCAGAACTGGAGCTGCTGGATTCGTTGACAGCCAAATCACCAACACGGAAGCTTAGGCCCTGAGCTGAGCCTCCCGTGATCCTGCAAGCGCAGTATATTGCTGCAAGGTTGCGAATAGCCTCAGCCTGAGCCTTAGAGCAATTTGTGGGATCGACTATCTCGCCGATCTCGACTTCAACGGTGACTCCGGCAGCCGTGATAAACCTATTCACGACGTCATCAGGCGCATCAGCTGCGGAAACATTGATACGTTCACGGACCTCGCTCGGCAGTACAGTAACCAAACCTAAAATACTCCAGTACCTTTGTGATGATAAAACCTTGGAAAGAAGCCTAAATAAAGCTTATTGCATAAAATGCAACGTTATTGCACGTTATTCCGGTGAATGTGAAAATTTGTAGGCTTTTACGCCTTTGCGCAGGAGCATTTCAACCGTATTGCTCCAGTCAGGGTCAGCTCTGTCGCAGCGCTTAGCCTCTGCAACCTCTATCACGTGAATGCGCCTCATCTCCGCCAGCAATCTATCGTCAATGGTGGCAGCCACGCGAATTCTACTGTTCGGCGGCTGATCTTCCTCAGAGTTCGGCACTTTTCTCATCAGATTACCTTCCTGGGAATAAAACGTGGCATCGTTAGGGGTCGTGGCGCGAAGTTTGGCATTTTTGGCTTGTGCATCATTATTTGAGCGAGAATCCCCCCAGTGCTAGGTGAAGGAACATGGAACTTGACGATGATTCGCACTGCGTCAACCCAGACGGTTTTGCTTTGGAGTCCTGAGCCAGATCCCTCTACTGTACAGGTAAAGTTGTCAGTATTCAAATCGTTGACGGTTAAGCCTAGAGGACCCAAACTTACTTCCTCCGTGATAGGAAAGTAACTATCACTGCATTGCGCTCCGCCGCCCGGTCCTGATGATATCACCGAGTTTGAGCCTTTCGCAAAGGTCACACTTTCAGAGGCTAATAAACCGCTAGTATTCGTGCCCTTAATGTTGCCAGTGATCAAGTCAATAATCGCGTCGGGTGGAAGGTTGAAACCCCATGTGCTGAGGAGAAGGTGAATCCACCAGTTACCCGAGCGAGTACGGTAACAGCACACGTTATCGTTCGGCCCGTTCATGTCGCAGGTCGTACCCGAGATGTCGACTCCGGTGTGGTCCCACCAACTTAAGCCGGCTGGGCTGCTGTTCTGGCTCACCCACGTAGCAGGATACTTCGTTGCTGGGCTAGTGTCAGTCATGAAAAGGCCACCGCCTGACTTGTGACAACTTCAACCGTGATCTTGCTGCCTGGAGTCGAAGAACCCACCTGGTCGATGTCAAACGTTAATTTGTCATCTTCGACAAGGCCTGAAACGTCAATGGTGCTTGTTTCTCCCGTCGTGGCTCCCGCGGCGATCTGCGGTCGATGGGCCTGATTAGTAAATATCGTGGTTCCCCCCTTGTTGACGTCAACGATTATGGCAGCTCCCACCGGCGCCGTCTTGACCACAAGCTTCACCTTCGTTATTGTCAAAGTGCCCGGAGAAAGAAGCGTCGGAGCTTTATCTGTGCCTGTTGTCAAAGGGTCGGAAGCGTCAGCCAAAGTTAACGTAGTCTTGATTGTTGCCGTTGGCATCTGAGAAGTCGCAAGCTTGGACCCTGCAGATAATCCCGCATAGCCAGATGCCGCGTCTTTATTGGCAACTTTTTCAAAGGTGGCTTCAAAGGTACTTTCTAAATCTGTATCCGCGTTTTTGGCGTGTTTCTTGGTTATGGCGTCAGCCACATCAGCCTCAGTTGAAGATGAAACACCTACATGTGCGCCATCGCCCTTCAACAAGCCAGTAAGATTCGTGGTTGTTGATGTTGTGACAGTGTTAGGTCCCGCGTCGCCAGTGTCGCCTTTATCGCCCTTATCACCCTTCGCACCTGTCGCGCCAGTTTGACCTTGAATACCCTGCTCGCCTTGGATACCCTGCTGACCTTGAGACCCTGTATCCCCTTTGTCGCCCTTAGCGCCTTGCGGTCCAGTTTCACCCTGGATCCCCTGAGCGCCCTGAATACCCTGAGCTCCCTGTTCACCTTGCGGACCGACTGGACCGACTTCGCCTTGAGGACCTTGGGGCCCTGGTGTCCCGCCCCCTGTTGCGCCTCCTCCGCCTCGCTTACCTGGAGCCTTGGCAAGAATCTCCGAGGCGTGCATCCCGTCAACCATATCCGCATTAAGCCCTGAACCGTGCCCTTGCGGAAGCTTCTCTAGGAGTCGCTCGCTCTCCTGGCTATCTCTCTGAGCTTGCAGCAGTTCACGGTTTCGCCTCAAAACCTCGGCAGCATCCTCGCTCACCCTGAAGCCTCCAAAACGGCTGAAAGTCTCTCAAGTGGCCACTCCGGCAGATGTCCACAAATAACGTCACCATGCAAGTAGACAGAAAACTCGTATTCCCATTGGGCTAGGTAGAGGAAAAGCTGGTCGTGCACGCCCACTTTTGCCGTGTACAGTTGCGGGTCGTACTTGAAATCTAATCCAGCCTCGAACACTCGCCTGTGAATCAGGGCGCAGCCGATCCCAGCGCAGACCATACCCGTGAAAACCTTGCCCTTCAAGGCTGGCACATCGGTAACGCTGACAACTGTCGGAGGGTTGCCTTGCCGACCAAGCTTGAAGTAGCCAGCCATCAACCTCAAATCAACCCGATGGTTCGGATAAAACCCCAAATTAATGTCAGCCAAGGGCCTGAAAAGCCTCAAAAACGCGCCGCGAGGCACAACCACGTCAGCCTCAACGATCCATAAATAATCAAAACCTTCACGGATACACTTATCCACAAGCATGTTGGTAGCTTCAACCACGCCAGCAAGAAGTTGCTTCTTTGTAGCCTCATTTACGAAAACCTGGAACTCCGCCAGACGCTGAGCACCCTCACAAGCCTGCCTTATGCCTTCCAGTACCCTATCGCGATACTGCATGTGATACATCGGCTCCGTCAACGGAATGCCGACTAAGACTTTGACTTTTTTTCCTTCTTCGGGGCAACAGGTTCTTCAGGCTTCACCGGAACCATCGTAGGCTCAGGCTTAGGCTCAACAGGCTCAAGCCACTTCTCACCCAGATAACTCTTCGGCAGCTCCACAACATCACCTGGCAAATGCTTCACGCCCGCTGCATCGGTGAAGTTATCCACTGATCCCTTGCCCTTCTTGAGTTTGAACTTCATTTTGGCTTTTCAACCCTCCTTTCATGCTTTTTTTGGGAACTGACTAACGAAAAAGGGGAAAACAGGGGAAAGACCGTAGGCGCATCGCTTAGGTCAGTGCTGTTAACTCGCAGATAGCTGTGGGGCGCTTGATTCTTGGTGCCACGACTTCACGGACTACGCACTCGAGGTTGCCGTACTTGTCAGGAGTCTTGCGTGTTTCAATGTCTCGACCGATTACCATTTCAAAATTGTCTTGCCCAAGTTCCAGAGCCAGTGCGCTCGTCGTAAGTCCAGCGCTGCTGTAGAGACTGTCACTGACGTAGATTCCGGCCGGAAACAGGTCTTTAATGACGTTTGTCCACTTTTCAGCTGTGTTGGTCACGAGTGCCCTGAGTTTTGCAGCCCAAGAACTGCGCAGCACACACGCATATGCGTTGCTCCGTGTGTGACCGTCAGCCTCCAATTCACCTATAGCGGCACTGAGATCGGTCAAGCTGTTGGCTGGCCATGCGCCTGCACTTGCCTTTGTATTTCGTCCCGTTGCCGTTGCTAAGCCTTCGACGCCACAGGCACGCCATCCTGAGTATTCGCCTGTGATCAACAGTTTGTCCTCATCCTCAGCAACTCTTCTTGCTGCATCCTCGCCGTCGCCTATGTCTATGGGCATGCCACTGCCACGGCTTGCCTCAAGGTCTCGCCACTCAATGTCAAATTCCTTTTCTATGACGGGGACGGTGATGTCGAAGGAAGTTTTCTCGGTGCGATCCTTTGAACCGCCTTGGCCATGAAGGCTGATTCTGGCAGCTGACATCTTACCGCGCTTGTAGCCTCGAACAGTCATGATACCCGCGTTAGGCAAAGTGAATACGGGGAAAAGGTTGCGCCCGATAGTCTGCGCGTATACAGCGTCGACAATGCGGTTGTCAATGTACGTCGTTTCCTCTGTGGTCAAACGGCCGGTATCCATTCCAACTCTGCTCAAACTTTGCATATCTATCAGGCCGCCGCTGCAGGTTCGTGTGCTGGATTCCAGTCAACCAGAATTTCCGCGTCCACTGTCACATTGCTACTCTCTTCAGCTGTGCCAACAACGGAACCCTGACCGCCCATGGCACCAACCGCCAGTTTAGCCAGTTTGCCATCAGCAGCTGTAACAAGTCTGTCGCCACGGGCAACGTTTTCAGCAGCCAAGAGCGTAAGCTTTGCAATACAGCGTCCCTTGACTACCATCGCCTGCTCGCCCACAGCGTAGTGGTCCGCCTCAAGTTTGTCCGGTGCAACGTCGAGGAACCCGACAACACCGTGAGCCTTCGCGCCAGCCTCTTTCACTGTGCCGTCAACGTCGTCGTGAATTACAACTCGCCCTGGGAGCATCTTTGCAGCAGTAGCATTTGCGCCGATCTCGTACTCAACTTTGAGCGGATCTCCAGCCACAACCGCCTGGTTAGCCGGTTTTGTTATCCATTGTGGCATAGCTAGCCAGCTCCAAGAGCAGCAACCTTCCGCTTCTGTTGTGTCACCCAGCTCTTATCGCCCACCGTCAAGCCCTTCTCACGATCGGATAGGTCCGCAGCCTGAACGCCGAAACGGGCACTGTTCACGTGCGGCAACTTAGCCTGTCCCACCGTTGTAATCATACTGTCAAGCTCTTCGTCGCTTTTTGGCACAAGTTCGTCCATCTTGAAATTCGTGTTTGCCAGTAGCCAGTTGATTTTCTTCGCCTTCCTCTCACCGCTTATGTAATCGTTGGCCTCTTTGAGTTGTTTAGTGACATCACCGAGCAAGTCATCTTTCTCTTTCACCAGTTTGTCTAACTGGTCAACTTTCGCAAGTGCCTCATCCATACTCATCTTTACAGTCTTGTTCTTAGCACCTTCAGCACCCGCACCAGCGGAGCCTCCAGTGCCTGAACCCGACCCACCTTTATCATCATTGTTCATTCTTATTCCTGCTCAATTTCTGGCATTGTTTTACACCCCGCCGTAGGGTGAGCACCATCATATCGGCGCAATTCTGCAACATTTTGTTCGGCTCCACGTCTGGAGCATGTTACCGTGAAAGAAGCTTTCGAGAACGCTCAAGCTCTCTGGCTACTGATTCCTCGTCAACTTGAAGGTAGCCTATGCAGGCATCGCCTTGGGCGGTCCCGCAGACCTCAGACTCGATTTTGCTGTCTGGATGCGCAGAATTCCACGCTTTCACCGCTGCACAAAGCTTCGGCTTCGCCTCACCCGCATAAGACGGAGGAGATCCGGTGTGAGCCCCACCGAGCGCAGCGAGAGCAGCCACAAGATGATCATGGTCAATCTGGCCTTGATCGTTCTTGTACTCCAAATGCCTCAGAGAACGCGGCACAGTCTTGCCCTGATCATCCTTCTTGCCCCCAGACTCGACTACCGCAAAAGCTGAATCGGGCAAATTGTTCACGTATTCAGTCGTCCACGCTGCATCTTTGCCCTGCGCCAGACCTTCGGAGGCGCTGCCGAGGTTTTCACTTAGCATTTGCGTGAATGCATTGGTCTCAGCATCCAAAACTGTCAGCTCATTATGTACCTGACGCTGTTCATCCTCCGACAACTTCGTCTTAGGATACAGCTTCTCCATCATTTGCTGCCGTTGCTGATTGAGCTCAACGATTTTAGCCTTGATTTCCTCAAGACTGAAGGCGTCTTTGTGCTCTTTGACCCATGCTTGTGCCTTCTCCATCGTCCAGCCCTTAGCCTTTGCGAACATGTACTTCTGAATGTGCATCTTGCCTTCGGGGTCGGTCTTGAGTTTGCCACTAACGGCTTCAATGCCTTGCTCTGCTGAAAGGGTGAAAGTTCGGTCCTTACCCTCAACGAAGAGAGCCTTATCGCGGATTGGTATGTGAACAAAGTTCGCGGTCTCCTCGGGATCCCAATGGGCAACCAGACTGTCGACAGACATGCCGCAAAAAGGCGAAGGACACCGACCTTCATCGACGCCCGAAGCTACGTGACCAAAAAAGAATTCCGTCTGTGCAAAATCGTATGGCTGATCCCCAAAGTTGCCAGGCGACCTCACGTCCTCGCTGAAGTAGGCAACACTGACGTCCTTCAGTTGCCCCTTTCTCACAGCATCCTGAAAATCCGGAGGACACAAGCGTTTGAAGAAGTGACTCTTACCAATCAGGCCATTGATCTTGTCGCAAAAGCTGACGTTTCTAGCTTTTCCTCTCACCTGACGCGGAGACGTCGGGAAAACAGTCGGAATGTGGTCGTAGGCGACTAGCCAAGCATCTTCGAGAGTCCAGCCGTACTTCTTCAGCTCGTCAGCTGACCTGTAGCCTTTTCCGTCCTCAAACGGTAGGATGCTCTCTCGCGTGAAGATGGTCGGCACTATGATCTCGGTATCCGTCTCGATGATCTTTTTTGTCGAATCAAACTCAACCTGATTTGTCCTGAACGTTCTGGTCATGTTTTTTCCTCCGTAACCATGAAATGAACCGTGAAAAGAGCCCCTCTTCATCTGTCATAAGATCTTCAGATTCCTCATCGGGCTCGTGTTGAGAGGCTGAATCCCCACTAGGGCTAGCGCCGAACGGCTGACTTTCAGCCTTCTTGATACCCAAAACAACATTTCCAGCGCCATTCGGCAATGGATTAAGCTTCTCTTCAGCTCGAAGCTCATCAACGGTTTTCCAAGCTGATTCTAGGTTGTGCACTTGAGCTAGCTGCAATTTGATCGCAGCTTTGTCTTTTTCAGTGAGCTCGAAACCAGCAGGCCAGACTATACGGTAATCTTCAACCTCACTTATCTGGCCTGTCTCAATCAATGCGTCGATAAGCGCCCAAATCGTAGGCTCGTGAAGCAGTTGCAAAGCGCTGATCCCCGTCCAATATTCGCGCTCGTTAACTTCACTGCCCGTGAGCGCTCCCGCGTTGGCACCGCGTAGC